GCAGAAGAAGCTTCACCTAAAGTAGGTGCAAAAACTGTAAGACTATTAAAAATGCCTACAGTTAAATTAGATAGACCTAACCCTAGAACAACGAAAGTAGAAAAATCACCATGGCTATAGTAAAGAAGATAATGGGACCACCAGGTACTGGTAAAACATATAGATTAGTAAACCATTATTTAAAAAAAGAATTAGAAGAATATAAAACTGATCCTGAAAAAATTGCATATATTACATTTAGTAGAGCTGCAGCAGGAGAGGCAGAGGAGAGGATCACAGAGTTGTTTCCAGATACAAAGTTAAAGTATATATCAACTATGCACGCAATGGGCATGAGACAGTCTAATATAGACGCTAACACGCAATTATTAACTGGTAAGAAGTGGAATAGATTTAAGCAAGAATATCTAGAATGGCAAAACATATCTTTTGAAACAACGGTTGATGCAGCGGGCAACCCTAGATATCAAAATACTCACTTACAAATAATACAGTACTCAAGATCAAAGTTAATATCTATCGAAGATGCAGCTGTAGAGTTACAGAAACACCACGATATAGATGTTGATTCTACAATACAACTAGAGACAGATTTAAAATCATTCAAAGAAGGAACCAATATGGTTGAGTTCTATGACATGATTAACAAGTTTGTCGAGGAAGATCGATGTCCTCCACTCGATGTCATCTTTCTCGATGAAGCCCAAGACCTTAGTGCACATCAATGGAAATGTTTTGATTATATAAAATCAAAATGTAAACGAGCTTACATGGCTGGTGATGATGACCAAACTATATATGGGTTTCAAGGTGCTGATGCTAATTGTTTTATGGCACAAGAAGGTGAAAGAGATGACCAAGAAATATCTCGTAGAGTTCCTAAAACTGTACATAAAGAAGCTATAAAAATTTTAAACCAACTCACAAATCGAATAGATAAAAAATGGATACCAAGAGATGCAGAAGGTGCAGTGTATCCTAATTACACACTAGATGAAATTGATTTTACAACCGGTAAATGGATGATACTAGCTAGAACAAATAAATTACTTGTCAATATATCAGAGCATTTTTATTCCTTAGGTATTCGATTTAAGGCAAAAACAAATACTAGATTACCCAACTCTGTTGTTGAGGCATACCAAGTTTGGACTAGATTAAATCAAGGAGCATTTGTATCTGGGGAAGAGGCGCAAACAGTTTATCAATATCTTGTGGTAAAAAAGGGACATGTAGCGAGAGGCTTCTCTGATGGTAAAAGTTTACAGAATGTTAAAAGTATTGATTTAGATAAATTAAAACAAGAACATGGTTTACTAATAGATGGTGATTGGAAACAGTTACATATTCCAGAACAATACAAAGAATACATGCAAACCTTATTAGAAAGAGGTGACGATCTAATGAAAAAACCAAACATAGAGTTACTTACACTACATGGGTCTAAAGGTAGGGAATGTGAAAACATTTGTTTGTTTCCAGATTACGGTGCAGAAGGACAAGATGAATTTATATATCGTAATGCATACGAAGACCCCGACCCAGAACATAGATTATTTTTTGTAGGTGTAACAAGAGCAAAAGAAAATTTATATTTAATGCAACCAACATCAGATTATTATTACACAATAGGAGAACCAATAGTATGAGTGTATATAAAAAACAAATAGGAGGATTACATTATAAAGATATGGTAATTCAACCTGCAAATTTTATAAATAAAAACAATTTACTTTTTGCAGAAGGTAATGCAATTAAATACATTTGTAGACATAAAGCTAAAGGTAAGTTACAAGATATAAAGAAAGCCATGCATTATTTAGAAATGATAATAGAAAGGGATTACAAATGATTAATGAATTAAGATTTAAATTAGAAATAATGTGGATAGATCATTCACGTAAGATATGTTTTGTAGTGGGTATTATAATAGGAGGATTAATTTTATAATGTTTGAAGCACCTACGGAATGGATAAGTCCAGAGTCATTTCCTAATTTAAAAGACCACAAGTATATAGCAATTGACTTAGAGACGAGAGACCCTGGACTAAAATCACGTGGTTCTGGTGCATTAGTAGGTAATGGAGAGATTGTAGGCATAGCAGTGGCTGTAGAGGGATGGTCTGGGTACTATTCCTTTGGGCATTCCGAAGGTAATTTTTTTGACAAAGCAGCGGTAATGGGTTGGATAAAAGAAGTTTGTGCATTACCTAATGTAAAATTATTTCATAATGCAATGTACGATGTATGTTGGCTCAAAGCATATGGTGTTAAAATTAATGGTCACATTGTAGACACAATGGTTATGGCCTCATTAATTGATGAGAATAGATTTCACTATTCATTAAATAGTTTATCTATAGATTATCTTGGACAAGTAAAAGATGAAACTGCACTACGTGCTGCAGCAGACAAAGCAGGAATTGATGCAAAAGCTGAAATGTGGAAACTACCTGCAATGTATGTTGGATCATACGCAGAAAAAGATGCAGAGTTAACTTTATCTTTATTTAAAAAATTATCTACTGAAATTAAAACACAAGATCTTACAAAAGTATTTGACCTTGAGACACAATTGTTTCCTTGTCTTATAGATATGAAATTTAAGGGCGTTCGAGTGGACGTTCAAAAAGCTCATATACTGAAGCAACAATTAGCATTACAAGAAGAAAAATTACTCCTAGAAGTAAAAAAAGAAACAGGCATAGAACCTCAAATATGGGCAGCAAGAAGCATTGCCACAGTTTTTGACAAGCTAGGTTTATCGTATGTAAGAACTGAGAAAACAAAAGCACCTTCCTTTACTAAAAATTTTTTACAAGAACATAAAAATCCTATAGTCAACAAGATAGCAAAAGCTAGAGAGATTAACAAGGCTCATACTACATTTATTGATACAATTATTAAATACCAACACAAAGGTAGAATACATGCTGATATAAACCCTATTAGAGGGGATAGTGGTGGTACTGTAACAGGTAGGTTTTCTTATTCTAATCCTAATCTCCAACAAATTCCAGCGAGGAACAAGCAGCTAGGACCTATGATTAGATCATTATTTATACCAGAGGACAATCACAAGTGGGGTTGTTTTGACTACTCACAACAAGAACCAAGATTGGTTGTACATTATGCTGCAACTAAATTTAAAGGTGATGAAGAGGTTACTGATATTGTGGATAGGTTTCAAAACAACTCTATTGATTTCCATCAAACTGTAGCAGATATGGCAAGCATATCTAGAACACAAGCTAAAACAATTAATCTTGGATTATTTTATGGTATGGGTAAAGCTAAATTACAAGCAGAATTAGGGCTATCTACTAAAGATGAAGCTACAAAATTATTTAATAAATATCATGACAGTGTACCTTTTGTAAAAGATCTTATGGATGCAATATCAAGAGATGGTGCTGCATTTGGTTATATAAAAACATTTGGTGGTAGAAAATGTAGGTTTAATAAATGGGAGATTGCAGAGTGGAATGCAGGTAAATTTACACCTCCTATGAGTAAACCGGATGCTGAAGCTGCATATTTTAAAAAATATCCTGAAGCTACAAAAGCTAATATTAGAAGAGCTTATACCTACAAAGCTTTAAATAAATTAATACAAGGATCAGCAGCAGATATGACTAAACAATCTATGTTAGATTTATATAGGGAGGGTATTGTACCACACATACAAATACACGATGAGTTGGACATTTCTGTAGAAAAAGGTAGTGACCAACATAAAAAAATTATTGATATTATGGAAAATGCAGTTAAATTAAAGATCCCTAATAAAGTTGACTATGAATCAGGTGATAACTGGGGAGAAATAAATGGATAATCATGGCTTACTTAAATGCAAACATACCACCAACCTACGCACAAATAAGGAGAGAGTATTTATATGACGGTAAAAAACATCATGGAGAAGTTGAAGATTGTATTATCTTTGGTATTACCTGTATGTCAGGACGTGCTATCTTATGGCATGCGATTATGGAAAATGGCGCAATCTTTT